CTCGTGGACGGCTGGCACAAGGTCTACAGCGAGTCGTTCACGGTGGACCCCCACGAGGGTCTCGCCTTCTTCAAGACCACGCGGCCGGACTATCCGGACCTCCTCAAGGTCGAGTGCCGTATCGACTCGATTCAGGCGATCACCTATCTGCCCCAGCCCGACTCGGACTGACGTGCCCAGGCTGCATTCCGTTGTCCTGGGCGTGGATCCAGGCATGCACACGGGGGTCACCCTGCTCCGGGTGTGGAAGCTCGACGCCGGTGGCCCCCGGCCGGAGCTGGATCTCAAGACCTGCCTGATGGTCCAGGGGTTCGGGATCGAGCAGCGGTACAAGACCGTGTTCGACGGTCTCGGGGCGTTCGTCGACGGCATCGCCGGGGTGCTGGAGATGGCCAAGGCCGACTGCAAGGACCCGGTTGACCAGCGAGATGTCCGGCCCTTCGCCGCGGTGGAGCGGTTCGTCATCACGGCGAAGTCGACCACCGACGGGGCCAGCCACGCGATGGAGACCATCGGATCCCTGAAGACGATGGCTCGACTCCACCTGCCGACCATGTTCATCGACGTCTCTCAGAAATCAAATACCAAGGGCACCATCAAGAATACGGTTCTCACCGAGCTCGGACTGAAGAAGCGGGGCGAGGGTCTTCCGGACCACGCCTACGACTCCGCGCGACACGCGGTGAAGATGGTGCTCCGCTTCCGGGAGATGGGCCTGCGCGCGGTGGCCGAGGGATGCTGGCGCGACGAGCACACCCGGACCGTTTAGGTCACAAACGTATATACGTTTGATAACGGCTCCGTGATAATATCGAGACCTTCTGCTGATTCAGCACCGGGGCGCACTGCGCGCTCCCTTCGCTCCTCATGACATGAACGGACATCACACGTGGGTTCTGTTACCGCGCGGGTCGACCCTGCGTACCCAGACAAGATCACCATCGAATCCGGCTTCGAGCACCGCGAGGCGGTGAACACCATGCTCGCGGTCCGCTACGACTCCAAGTCTCGGCTGTGGCGCGCCCCGCTGTCCTGGACTGCTTGCACCACGCTGCGCGCGATCTTCGGCGATGACCTCATCGTCGACCGCACGCTGATCGATTGGTCTCTCGAGGAGTACAACACTCGAGTAGTCCCAGCCCTGGGACTTCGCGACTCGATCACCCTTGAGGACGGTCGATCCGAGCTCAACGAGGCGACCCTGGTCACCAACGTCTTGGGCGACGAACTCGGGCTCTTTCCACATCAGTCGGTGGGTGCCGCCTTCATGGCGACCACCGAGCGCTGCCTCATCGCGGACGAGACCGGCACCGGCAAGTCGGCGCAGGCAATCGCGGCCCTGCGCTCGCTGCACCGGATGGGCCGCGACGTCTTCCCGGCCCTGATCGTGGCGCCCGCCTCGGTGAAGATCCCCTGGTCGCGTGAGATCGAGCAGTGGTACCCAGATCTCACCGTCACCGTGGTCGAGGGTAGCGCGGTCAAGCGTCGCAAGCAGCTCGAGACCCCGGCCCACATCTACATCATGAACTGGGAACAGCTCGCTGGGCACTCCCGCCTGATGTCGTACGGCGGCAAGGCGCTGGCCCGCTGCTCGGAGTGTGGGGCCTTCGACACCGAGATCGATCCGAAGAAGTGCGAGGTCCACGAGCGCGAGCTCAACCGCATCGACTTCCAGACCGTGATCGCCGACGAGCTGCACCGCGCCACCAGCCCCAGCAAACAGACCCGCGCGCTGTGGGCGGTCGGCGACAAGGCCAAATACCGATTCGGCATGACCGGCACCCCGATCCAGGACAACCTCGACGACCTCTGGTTCGTGCTGCGCTTCATCTCCCCGCAGGACTTCCCGGCCAAGTCCCGATTCCTCGACCGTTACGCCGACGTGGGCTACAACCGCTGGGGCGCAATCGAAATCCAGGGACTCAAGGCCGAGCACGAGGAAGAGTTCCACAAGGTCATCGACCCGTTCATGCGCCGCATGCTCAAGAAGGTGGTCCTCGACTTCCTGCCACCGATCGTCACCGAGACCCGCTTCGTCGAGCTGTCCGGCGCCCAGGCCAAGGCCTACCGTGATCTGAAGAAGCATCAGGTCACCGAGATCGACGGCAAGGCCCTCGCGGCCCGGGATCCACTGATGAAAGCGATGCGCCTGCTGCAGTTCGCCAGCAGCTACGGCGAGGTCCTCGAGGTTCCCGTCGACAAGAGCAAGTTCTCGAACTTCGACCTCGACGGCACCGACCCGTTCGCCGACGAGGACGACGATTTCAAGACCGAGCTGCGGCTCGCGATGCCCTCGAACAAGATCACGGCCTTCCTCGAGGACGTCAAGTCCGGCGACTACGGGGACTCGAGCCTGGTGGTCTTCGCCTCCTCGCGGCAGCTGCTCGAGATGCTCAGCCAGGAGATGACCAAGAAGGACATCGCGCACGGCATGATCACCGGCGGCCAGAACGCCGACGACCGCCAGTACGCGATCGACGCGTTCCAGAACGGCGAGCTCAAGTACATCCTGGTCTCGATTGCCGCCGGTGGTACCGGTCTGACGCTGACCAAGGCCGACACCATGGTCTTCCTGCAGCGGCCGTGGTCCTCGACCCAGTTCGTACAGGCGCAGGCCCGTGCGCACCGGATCGGCTCCCAGATCCACGAGTCCGTGACGATCGTCCACTACATCACCCGCGGGACCGTCGAGGAGTGGCAGATGGAGGCCTTGGACGGCAAGTTCGGCCGCATCGAGACGATCCTCCGGGACCAGGCGCTCATCCAGAAGTACGTGTTCGACGAGTCGGATTAGGAGAAAACAGCATGGTAGTCAACACGAGCCGCATGCCCGCCCCAGACGGCGGGCAGTACGTAGAGGTTGCGTTCCCCCTCGGCAACCAGGTCAAGACAATCGGCGGAACGTTCCTCACGTACGTCGCAGGATCCGGAGGAGAGGTTCAGGGGGTGATGATCCAGCGCCAAGTGCTCGGCGACGAGGACGGCGGCGACCCTGAAGAGATTACCGGAGTGGCCACCTCCTTCATCGGCTTCGGGCCGGGCGTCGCCGTGACCTTCATCGACGAAGCTGTCGCAGGAGAGGGAGAATGACTGTCCTGGGCTTCGAATCGCGGATCAAGCGCGACCCGCTGGTTGTCACGCAGAGCGATCTTGCCTTGTTCAAAAAAGACCGCCGCGAGTGGATGTTGCAGTCCTACTTGGGATTACGGCTCAAGGACAAGCCTCCGACGGGCGCGCTGATCCTAGGCACCCGGGTCCACTACGCCCTCGAGCGGTTCTACGGCTACGGCGAGAATCTCGTCGCGGCCTACGACGAAATGGCGCGGCAGGAGCTCCTCGCTCTCGAGGAGTCGGGGAAGCTCATCTACGAAGGGGACTGGCGCCGAGAGGCCGACCTCGGCCGGATCATGGTCTCCGGGTACGAGGACTACCTCGAGGAGACCGGGGTCGACGCCGACCTCGAGGTGATCAGCACCGAGGAGAAGCTCACCCACGTCTTCGACATCGACGGCGTCCCCGTCGAGCTCCGCGGCAAGATCGACCTCCGGGTCCGGAACATCTTCACCGGGATGAACCTGGTCGCCGACTTCAAGACCTGCAAGACCTTCGAATCCTTCACCGAAACAGCGCATCTGAGCGAGCAACTTAAAACTTACATGGTTTTGGAGCTCCTGAACAACGTCGACAACCCCGAGCACCACCTGCAGGGTGCGATGTTCATCCTGTTCCGCAAGGTGAAGCAGGGCCCGACCTCGAAGCCGCCCTACTACTCGCGGTACGAGGTGCGGCACTCGAAGGCCAGACTCCGCGGCTACTACGCGCAGATGCTCGGCACCCTGCAGGACTACGTCCGGGTGGTCCAGGCGCTGGACGCCGGAGTCGACCACCACACGGTCTGCTACCCGAACCCGCACCCGTACACCCGGTACTCGGAGTACCGCAACGCCCTGGACATGATGGACGATCCGGGCATCGAAGATCTGCTCCACTCGATGTACCGGCAGGTCGATCCGCATGCGCGATACGCAGAGGGCCCCGCTGACCTGCTGAGTCAGCTCGGTTGATCAAAATTGTCAATATTGTTGCGCGACACAAGAAGTCGATGGCCGGATATAGCCATTGTTACCGTTTCGTGATAGAGTAGCGAAGCCCCAGTCGGGGCAGACACCTTCGGAGATATATCGAGGCGCGCGCCCTCCGCGGCACATGCTTTGGCTTCCCCACCTGGGGAAACGACACTGCCAGTGACCTCGAATCTCTGCCGACGGGTTCTCGGAAAAGACACGTTGAAGCCACCAGGAAATGGTTCCGGAGGCAACGACTACTGGACCCGGAAGGACCCCAGAACAAATGACCCATCGGAAGGCTGCATCTGCAGCCGGACGCCGACGGGGTGAAACCGCATGCCTCTGAACCGTGCGATTTCGATCCTCGTCCACGGACCCAGCAAGAGCGGCAAGTCCACCTTCGCGTCCACCGCGCCCGCACCTCGTCTGATCGCTGACTGCGAGGGCGGCACTCGATTCCTCGACATCAAGGCTGTGCCTTGGGACCCCCACAAGAACGCTCCGCCGGAGCTCGACGGTACCTGGGACACCGCGGTGGTGACCCTCCGTACCTGGGACGACGTCCTCATGACGTACAAGTGGCTGCAGTCGGGCAAGCACCCGTTCGAATCCCTCGTGGTCGATTCGATCTCCGAGCTTGAGGCCTCCAAGCAGCAGGACTGGGGCGAGATCCTCCGCCTGTTCATGGGCCTCATGCGCGACTTCCGGGATCTCTGCGAGCACCCCACCAAGCCGCTGTCCGCCGTGATCCTGATCGCCATGACCAAGGCCGGTGACGACAAGCTCTACCACGCTCACCTGCAGGGACAGGCTGCCACCACGGTTCCGTACCTGGTGGACGTCCAGGCCGCCACGCACGTCCAGAACTGGTCCGACGACCAGGGCAACATCCAGCGTGTTCACCGTCTCCTCGTGGGTGCAAACCCGATCTACGAGACCGGCGAACGTGTCGGCGGACGCCTCCCGGCGTTCCTGGACAACCCCAAGGTCGAAGACATCCTGACCTACGTCTTCGGCCCCAAGGCTTCCGACGAAGCCGAATCGGCTCCCCGCGAAGAAGCCGTCTGAACCGCGCATCCTGCGCAAACTCGCTCTACCCCAACGAAATAGAAGCGTGGGAATGGTCCCTGCTTCGTTCACTACATAGATGGAGATCTAAATCATGGGACTCAGCAACTGGGCTGATGCTGTCGCGAACACCCCCGAGCTCGAGGTCACGGGTGGATTCACCGCAGGGCGGCAAGGACGGTTACAACATCACCACCGAGGTGATCAGCGGAGACAAGAAGGGCCGCAAGGTTTTCCACACGTTCTGGGTCTCCCCGGACAGCGAGAAGGCAATGCAGTTCTTCTTCCGCAACATGAGCGTCCTCGGGCTCCCCCGCGCGTGGTTCATCAACAACAACCCGAGCGACGAGCAGATCCTGGCTCGCCTTGAGGGCGCGAAGTTCCAGGGCACCATCGGCCTGGACAAGGGCGCGAACACGCCCCGCAACGAGATCCGCTTCTTCGACGAGCTGCCGGTCGACGCGAACGACCCGTTCGCCGCTCCCCCGGCCGGAGGCGCCCCCTCGGGCCTGCCGACCACCGCGGCCCCGACGACTTCGGTCGTCTCCCCGATCGAGCCCACCGGTACCCCGGTTGGCGCGCCCGAGCCGCCGTTCTGATCGACACGGAGCGTTGGCCCGCTCTAAAGTGATTTAAGTCGCGGGAGCCGTTGGAAGACAGAGATCGTCCGGGATAGAACCCGGCATAACGAGATCTGAACGGCTCCCGCGACGCCTGGCAGTGTAGCTCAGCCGGTTAGAGCGCCGAACTCATAATTCGGAGGTCGCGAGTTCGAGTCTCGCCACTGCCACGACCTGGTGGTTCTCGCAGGCAATCA